CATGAACGCCGGAGGCGTGTCCGCTGCGGCCATGACTTCATCCCATACCATGACACTCGACGTTGTGACCAACGCCGCGACCATGGCGGCCCTTGCTGGCCCCGCGATTCAGAAGATCAGCGGCGACGGCGAGGACTTCTATGTCATGTATCTGCACCCGTTGCAGGCGCGTGACATTCGCAAGTCTTCCGACTGGAAGACTGCCCAGGAGAACGCGAAGATTCGCAGCGATGCGAATCCCGTGTTCCGTGGCGCTTTGGGCTATTGGTCCAACGTGCTCCTGTTGGAAAACGAGTTTGTGCCCTGGCTTGACGTTACGGTGGCTGGAAACAGCTTCCGTGGCGTTTCGACCGGCACCGACTTCGCCGTGGACACCGCCCGCGCCATTCTTTGCGGCCGCGGCGCCTGCGTGATGGCCGAAGCGAGCAACCCCGACGCGCTGGTTCTGGAATCCTTCGACTACAAGAACATCGAAGGCGTCGCCGTGTCTTTCATCGGCGGCATCCAGAAACCTGTGTTTTCTGCGGGTGGGTCTGCGGGAACGACTGCGGTGGAGTACGGCTGTATCGCCGTTGACTCCTACGCAGCCGTCTAAGGGAGGACACCAACCATGGCCGCTCTTACCCCCACGCTGGTTATTTCTTACGACGCCGGAGCCGGGCAGGTGAAGAAAAAAATCTTCACCGTCACCCCGGAATCTGCGAGCGACACGGTGGCCTTGTCGGGATATTTCGACACCATCTATGCCGCCCAGGCGTATCTTACCGCCGGCCTTGACGCCGCGCTGACCATCCTCCTGCCTTCTTTTTCAGGCACTACGGTGACCATCGCCCAGCTCAAAGCCGACGGGGCAACCGCCGCGGACAATTGGGACACCGCCTCCATTACCCTGCACGTCACGGGTACGGACTCGGGGATTTAACCAATGGCCGCCCTGGTGCCGACGCTTGTTGTGTCCCGTGATGCCGGGGCAGGACAAGTGAAAGAGAAAATCTTCACGGTTACGCCTTCCTCAGCCAGCGACACGGTTGACCTTTCGGGGTATTTCAATGCCCTGTATGCGGTCAATGCGTATCTCACGGCTGGGTTGGACGCCAACCTGACGTATCTCATCCCGTCGATCTCGACCACGACGCTGACCATCGCGCAGGTTAAGGCGAACGGGAGCACTGCCGCATCGGACTGGGCTTCGGCGTCAATTACCTTGATCGTCGAAGGCACGGACGCGGGAATATAACCCGAGGGTTAGCGGTGCGCCGAAACCGCCAGGAGGGTGCAAAGCCCTCCACACTTTGAACCATATCTTAAACAAGAGGGGTGCTTCGATGAAAAGATGGATGCTGATACTACTCACGGGATTGCTCCCGACGTTGGCGATGGCTGCGAGTAAATCCTCGTTGGAAATCAGCAAGGACGTGCAGAACCCGAGCTTCACGAAATCCATTGACGTGTCCGGGTATGACTGGTTCTCCGCCCAGCTTGTTTACTCGACGGCTACGCCGTCCGCGTCCAGCGTTTCCGATGGCGGTTTTTCGTCCACGACTTTGACTGTGGCGAATTACTCCGCGCTTCACGGCCAGGGTGCGTATGGAACGATTACTCTCACCGACGGGAAAAACAACACCTCCATCACCACGGCGACCGTCACGCTTGGGAGCAAGGTATTTAAAGAGGGAACGCACTGGAACCTTCTTGAATCCTCGACAGCCACCATGGCAAGCCTTGCGGCGGCTATTGACGCCGATTGGGAATACTCAGCCACGGCGTCCAGCAACGTCATTACGATCACATATGGGAGCGTTGGGACAAAGGCCAACACCTACGCCATGACAGCATCCACGGGTGTTCTTGAATGTTCTGCTTCTACGCTTTCAAGCGGACAGCCGTATTCTTACCTGAACATCAACGGCACCGCATTGACCGAGGGAACGGACTACACTGCCGCGACAAGTTCAGGAGCGACAGCCGCCAGTATTTCAGACGCAATAAATGCGAATGCGACCCTATCCGCAATTGTGACGGCTTCGACTCCTTCCGCCGGAGTGATTCAGGTTGTTTCAAATACCAGCGGGGTAAATCTGTATGCGGTGTCCGTATCTTCTCCCGCGGCCCTTACGCCCTGGAAATATCGCTTCTATGGTGGCTCTTCATCGGACATCAGCGTTTCTGCCGACACGTTCAACGAAACCGCTCACGGGTTCTCTACGGGACTTCCTGTTCTTTTGTCCACGGTGAGCAATTCCGTGGCTCCCACTGGCTTGGTGCGCGAAACAACCTACTACGCCATCGCAGTTACGGCAAACAAATACCAACTCTCCGACACCTCAACGGGCGCCGTGGCGGGTTTGGATATTGATATTACCGCAGTCAATGGCGGTGGAACGTTCACCGTCACGCCCATCACCTTCGCCAAGGGTTCATGCGGCTGGTATTGGGAAGGGTCCAACGACGGGACGAACTTTAAAGACCTAACCAGCGCGGCAATCTCCTCCACCACGTATTCAACGGACGGGAGCGACCTTTGGAACTTCACGGACTACGCCTACAAATATCTGCGGCTCTATTTCACTGGCCCCACCTACGGAGGGCTTAATTTGGCCGTCACGTTGAACGGGAAAAAATAGTGAAAAAGCGCCTCCTCGCCATCGCCCTCGCCGCGCTGGCCGCCCCCTCCCTGTCATGGGCGGCCCCCTCCATCACGTCCGTGACTGGAACGGTTGTCGGTATTTCAACGTCAACGATGGGGAACAAGATTGTCATCACGGGGGCCGGGTATGGGGCGAAGTCCCCGGCGGCTCCCCTTGTTTGGGCACCGTTTGAGAACAACTTCTCAAGCCCGACAGCTATTGGACGTTTGACCGTTTGGGGCGCGATGGAGCTTGCGGAATCCACGACAACGGCGGCGGGCGGGAAGGTCTATTCAGGGAACGGAGCCTTGGCGGGGGTCTACGGTTGGCAAGCGGCCAAGTTTGGTGTTCGGACGGACTTGCCTTCATATGGCATTTACGGTGGGAAGTGGTTCGTTTCTTTAAAACGATACGTCAATTACCCCTTCACAGCAGGTAATCACAAGTGGCTCCGATTTTGGGACACCAACGGTGAGTCCTCATCGGGGAATCAATACCCGAACATTTACGTTGGGACGCAGGGAACCGACCAAAACTCCAAGGTGTTGGGTGAAGAATTTAACCCTGACGCGGCGGTAATTACAGGCTTGGGCGGATATTACCCCCATCCCGCACAAGACCTTGGATTCTGGCGAGACGAACACCATATTCTCATCCAGAACAGCGCAGTAGGACTATGGGACGGAGCCTACAAAGTCCACTACGCCACGGCCAACGCTTCTCTGAACATATCCAGCGACACTTTCAGGACTGATACTGCAAACGCCCCCGGCCAACAAGACCAAGTGTGGGTTCAGGACGACCCCTCTAACTATACCCCCCTGGGATGGGGCTACTTTGACGACATCTATGTGGACACGACCCTTGCCCGCGTTTACATCACCACAAGCTCGACGCTGGCCGGGAACAGCATCGAGCAGATGCAGATACCTTCGGCATGGGCGGCGGGCGAGGTCACGGCCTACGTCAACGTGGGGCCTCTGTCGGCGGGTTCTACGGCCTACCTCTACGTTTGCGACAGCGCGGACTCGTGCAACGCGAATGGCTACCTTTTGGCGATCGGGAACACCTACGGCGCTGGGCAAGAGGCCGCATCGGTTACAGCCACCGCCACCAAGAACATCGGCCGCGTGAAGCGCAAGAAGGTTCAGCGATGAAAAAGGCACTTCTCTCCGTCGGCCTTTTGGCGATCCTGTCCGTGAACCTGCGGGCCGGGATCACCACGATACCGTTCTCCATCAGCCAGTCGAGCATGACCATCCGGGATGTGCGAATCACTACCGTGACGTGGGCGGACGGGTCTATCAGCACGTGCGCGGCGAGCGGGGAAACGTTCAACGGTGGAACAGTGGCGAACCCGACGACGTTCCAGTCGTCCACCACGTTTAACGGGGACATTTTGTCAACGGGGACGCTATCTCTTGGATCAGGAAGCGCGGCCTCCCCGGGAATACGATTTTCTGTCACCCCGAACATGGGGTTTTACGGGGCTTACAACACATTTGTGTTCGGGCATTCGTCTGGCGGCAACTTCGCATACTACCAATCCACAGCGGTCTGGCATTACAACAATACGTTTCTACCCTACAGCCCATACGGGGTTCCCCTGACACTACAACAATATTATTCGCAGTCTGCGGATTTAACGCAATGGACAGACTCGAACAAGGTTGTGCTTGCATCAATTACTGCCAACGGAGAGGCCGTGTTCCCGGCGCTCACGCTCGGCGGTGTCCGCCAAACGTCCTGGCCTTCTGGCGGTAGCGGTGGATGGACAAGCGTCGCAACCACAACGCTGGACATGGCGAACTTCGACGTGGTGCGCGTCTCATCCATGAGCGTGACGGGCGCGAACGGGCTGGGCGTGACCTACGGAATCAGCGCGGGAACGGCCACCGTCGGGACGGCGACCATTTCAACCCTCACCGTAACCAACACGGCTACGCTGAGTGGCAGGGTGGCGATAGGGACGCAGAACCAGAACGAGGAATTTACAACCGCTACGGTTGGGTCTGTTCTCGTTACGCCTGGGGCGGCCCCTACGTCGTCACAATACCTACAGAATCAAGATGTGGTCTACATCGGAACGGGGTATCAAATTCCCAACGGCTACACGGTAACGGGGGCGTCTTACACTTTCCAGGTCAATGTCGGGACGGGTGGGCTTCGTTTCAAAATCTTTGAGGACATCGACGGAGGTTTGGGGTCATTTGATAAATGGCGGTGCTGGTATGTTGACCCCTCAACTTACGCGACATCGGGAAGTGGGTCAAACCTCACGGCTACCTTCGCAACGCCTACGGTCATTCCCTCGACTGGTGTGTTCTTCATGGGCGTCCACATTAACAACGGCTCATACATTTACTTGGGAAACCCGACTTACACAGTTGGGCAGTATTGCCGTCGAGCAGAGGTCAACATCGTTGCCGGGTCAACGGGGTCGCTTTCGGGTGGGACAGACGCGGGGCTGGCTGTGGGCGCGATTATGACCCACATGACGACGACCTACTACGACAACGCGCAGGCCGTTCTTCGCTCGAACGACGCGCACCGCATCGCCTTAACGGTCGTCGGCTCAACGGGCCAGGTGAGCGACATCCAGCAGTGGAGGACATCAGCGTCATCTGTCACCGTTCAGATCGACAAGGACGGCTCGTTCACGAACAGACCCACCGAGTTTATTCAGGAAGCCATTATCATCCCGTCTACGCGGTATGGGGCGGGTGAGCAGTGGATTCACAAGGGGCAATTGATCACGGCCTACCAGATTGCGGGGAGCACGTTTCAGCTTGAGCGGTATTCTCTTGACGGCCATGAGACGGCCCCCGTTGCAACGTCGGCCATTGCTCTTACGTCTTCCCCGGCGCGGGGGGCGATATCCGGCGACACTCTTTTCCTCCCATCAGCCGCAGGGACGCTTTTCGCGATTGACCTTTCCTCTCCGGCTCTCAGGGACGCATCGAGCGAATGGACGCTCCCTGTCCTCATCTCCACCCTCACATACAAGCGTATTTGTGCTGACGGAAACCGGGTTTACATCGTCGAGACGAACACGGACGCTCCGGGGACAGGTTTTGTCCGAGGCTTTGAAGTGCGTGGGAAGTCCCTTGTTCAGATCGGGTCATTCAAGCTCACGAACCAAACGAATGACGTATTCATCGATGGGCGCTGGCTCTACCTCGCCACCGAAGCCACCTACGGATTCAAGATTGTTGACGTGAACGTGGACAACGCCTGGGCGCTTGTTCTGGCGACGCAGACAGTCCCGAACTCCGAGCAGCGCGGGACGGTGGTGAGGAACGGCGTCGGTTATTCCGCTGGGTGGTTCACTCAGCTTTCAATCTACGACATGCGGGCCTCCATCGGTATCCCAACGCTCATAAGCGACACGCCTCTCATAAATCCGGGCGACAGGATATGGCTGACGGGCGACATCGCCGTCATCGGGACAGAAACGACGGTCAATACAACAGACCTCTGCTACCTCTACGACGTGAGCGACATCGCCCATCCGTTCCGCATCGGCACCCTGAAACAGTCGCAGGATTTGGGGCCAATTTCGGGCGTCGTTCAATACAAAGAACATATCTACTTCCGAAGTTCCACCTACAACAATTCCGCCCCGCTTGTGATTGTGAAACTCGCCAAGGTGAAATCATCGGCGGGATTGTTCGGAAACGTGGACACCGACCACCTAAGCGTCAACCAAAACGGCTACATCAAACGCCTCTCCGTGGGAAGCGGGCTGGATGTGGGCATCAACGGCGTCACAACGTCGGGCTCAATCACGGCCACGAAGGGTATGGCCACGCCGTTTTTGAACCTCTCCGCTGCCTACGCCGTCACGCTCTCAACGCCTACGACGGATATGCTCAATAACGTTTACAGGGATTCAGCCTACAACCTTTATATCGCCACCTGCACGACAGGCGTCGGATGCAGTCGGAAAGTTTCGCCGTGAGGGGAAAACCATGAGCAGGGAAATCAGAGGAGCAGGCACAGGGACACTTTACGCACGGATAATCAGCCCGGCGGGCTTGTGGTGGAACGGGGCCACGTTCGAGGCGTACAACGCCGCCAACTTGGCGGCCTACGCCAATGCGATGACTCAGGACGGCGCCAGCGGCCTGTATTTCGCCACGATGCCCGCGCTCATCACCACGGCGGGGGCTTACGACTATTTTGTCTACCAGCAGGCGGGGGCCTCGCCGGCGGAGAGTGATCTCTTGGTGACCACGGGGAAGGTGGACTGGACGGGCTCTGCGGTTGCATTGTCCAACGTCACCGGGATGACGGCACCTGATTTCCTGGCCTATTTGCTCCGCCGTGGGTTCAAGAGAACCGACAAAAGCGCGGAGATTTACGAGAACACCACCGACGCCATTCAAGAAATGTGCCGCCGTTTTGAGTTTGAAGAAATGGAAACAGAGAAGACCACAACGGACACCATTACAGTGGCCGGGGACTTCAAACTGTCAAACGAGAGCGACTTCGGAATTTTGCAGGGTGTGGTTTTACAGGACGGAACGACGGCGGTTGACCTTGATGTTATCAGTTGGAACGAGTTCAGGGAGCGATACCCCGACATCAATGTGACATCCGACACGGGCTATCCCAAACACGCCTGTGCCTACGGCGGGAACATTTACATCGGCCCCATCCCCGACGCCGTGACCTACACCTACCGCCTCAGCTATTCAAAGCGGGCCGGGACGATCACCGCGGCAACGGCCTCCGTTCCTTTCACTGGCATCTACCGGGACGTGCTGGCAGAAAACGTCCTCATGCGCCTATACCGCGACCTGGAAGAATCCGACAAGGCGGCAAGCCATGAAGCCGCGTTTGAAAAGGGCTTCCTATATGCGATGCGGCGCGAAAATAAAAACTCCAAGGCGGGTTCATTCTGCCAGAAACCGACGAACTTTTAATGGCTCAAAAACTCAACGTCCCGCTTCCCAGCAAGGGCCTTGTCGTTGACAGGCCTGGGGAATACGTTGACGCCCGCTCTGCGACGAACATCAAGAACATGGAAACGAACCTGGCCATCATTCGGAAGCGGTCTGGAACCGTTGCAGTCGGTTCTTCCCTTGGCGAGAGAATCATGCGGTATTTTGAATTGCAGGTTGGGCCTCTGACGCGTCTCTTTAGGGCGGGCATTTCAAAGGTTGAGGTATTGAACAAATCAGCCGGGACTTGGGCAAGCGTGGCGACCGCACCTCTGACAGGGAGCGCCGCCGATTCGATCAGCTACGCCTTTCCCCTTCTTGCCGCGGTAAAGACCGCCGTATACACGAACGGGATTGACCCTATCCGCAAATGTTCGATAACGGGGAATGATGCAGATTTGGGCGGCTCTCCACCGAAGTGCAAATACATGCTGGCGTTTGGGCCTTACCTATTGCTTGGTAACATCACCGACGACGGCGCCGGAGATGCCTTCCCGTTCCGCGTTCAATGGCCAGACACTGGCGACCCTGAAACGTGGAGCGGCGTAAACACGAACGCCGGGAGCGTTGACCTTCTGGACGACCTGGAGGACATTACCGGGTTCGGCCTGTTTGGGAACCTACCGACCGTCCACAAGAAAAAATCAATTTACGTCGGGCAACTTCTTACGACTTCAGACGTTTTCATCTTTGACCGCAAGGCAACGGGCGTCGGAGCCATAGCAGAAGCCACCATTTTGACCATTCCGTCCGGCGAACAGATTTTCCTTGCCTCCGACGGTCTTCACCTTTTCAATGGAATCACAGCCCCCCTGATTGATTCTCCCGTTCAGGACGAACTTCGGGGAACGATGAACGCCGCCAACGCATACAAGTCTCAGGCCATTTTCTTGCAGGAGCTTGACGAAGTGTGGTTTTGCATCCCCACCGGGGCGGACACCGAACCTCAGACAATTTACAAATACAACTGGCGCACGAAGGATGTTTACAAAGACGCCATGGCAAACCTGACGGCCTTGGGCATATCTGTGGACACGGCAGATCAAACGTGGGCCGACATGACACTTTCGTGGAGCGCCGCGACGACCCGGTGGAACTCGGCCAGTATGCTCGGCCTGAACCCTGTTGCTTTCTTCGGCGATTCGTCCGGCAATTCAACGAAGCGGACGCCCACCAGCTCTGACGACGCTGGCGTTGCCGTTGATTCTCTTTGGGAAACGAAGGACTTCACAGCGGAGGACTTTGGAATACCCGACATTGACCGAATGATGCGGTGGAAGGGCTTGCAGGTGTGGGCCAAGGGCGGGAGCGTTAAAGTGTCGTATTCTCTTGACGGTGGGACGTCTTGGACGCTTGCCGACACTCTCACCCTGGCGGCGGACTACCCAGACGACGACGCCCCCTTGCCTGTTTACTTCGACGTTGTGAAGTCGCGCCTCCGCCTGCGCTTTGCAAACAACACCGCCGGGGAGAGTTTCACGATTAAGAAATACCAACTGCGGGCGGACGCCAGGGAGGTAAGCGCGTGACCCGCCCTCTGAGTCCCAGCTTCCCTGCAATCTTCACGCAGAACGCCCTTGCAATGCGCCAGTTTGACCGCGACCTCATTACCGTCTTGGACGCATGGGCGATGAACTGCAGGGCGATTTTGGACGGCGGGATTTCCGTCGCAGACAATATGGACGTTTCCATCATCACCTACACAAGCGACGCGACGCCGGGGACACAGACGACCGTTGCCCACGGATTAGGAAAAACGCCAACGGGATACATCCCGATTTCAAAAGACAAGGCCGCTGACGTTTACAACACGGCGGCCGCCGACAATACCAATTTGTATTTGAAATGCTCGGTAGCTTCGGCCACCGTGAAACTGTTGGTTTTTTAGGAGGATTCCATGGCTTTCCCTGATATTACGGTCCCGGCTGATTCTGATTACATCGCCCTAGGAGCAGGCGTTATTCGTGCGCTTCAAGCGAATTTGATTAAGGCAATGAGGCCCACTAAGGACACCACTGTCAATCGCCCGGCGGCTACGGATGAGGGGCTTTTCTTTGATACGACCCGGAACGCGTTGCAACGGTCAACAGGTTCGGCCTACGAGGACATAGGAACCCTTTTGCCCGCCACGACGGCCATGGTGTTCTATCAGGCCTCGGCCCCCGTGGGGTGGACTGCAGTAGCGGTTAATGACAAATTCCTTCGAGTCGTAACGGCGGGCGGTACGGGAGGAACGACCGGCGGAACCATGGCGGCGTCTACCGATCTCACCCACACCCATGCAGTAGGAAACCACACTCACGACATGACGCATATGCACAACATGAATTATTCGATGACGGGTCAAGCATACACAACGGCAGACACTGATTATATTTGTTCGGCCAATGCCGACAACGCCTCCATATTTAAGCCGGTGTCCGGGTCAGACACAACCCTAAGAGCCATTAAAAATCAAACGGCTAACTCTGCGACAACCGACACTGGCGCGGGTTCTGGAACGTCCGGAAATGGATTAACAGGCGCTTTCGCATATGCCGATATAGTGATTTGCACAAAGAGTTGATCATGAAAAAATGCCCCCTCTTATGCAAAAAATGTATTGAGCATGGGTGCAATTTCTGGACGCACCTGATCGGGCAGAACCCACAGACGGGGGCGCAGACTGATGAATGGAATTGCGCGATATCGTTCCTTCCCATGCTCCTGATTGAGAACGCAAACCAAACGCGCAAGGTGACGGCAGGAATTGACAAAGTGGCCAACGAAACCGCAGGCATGAGGGGTGAAACACAATCACTCAACCTGTCATTTCTCAAGGCCGCACAGGCCTCTTTAGAATTGAAAGAACGAGCTTTAAACGAACCCCTACGGCTCATGGACGCCGAAGCATCGGAAACACCCAAATGATCGCACAGGAGCCACGCCATGAGCTTTGGATTAAATCGAACCCTTAACAAGATTTTAGGGGGCGGGACTGAAACGCAGTCCCAAGTCCCTCTTGAAACGCCGGAACAGGCGGCGGCACGTAAGAAACTGCTCGGCTTTGCCGACACCGGGACTTACGGTGATTTCACCGCCGGGGCCGACGTGGGCATCGGTGCGGGTGCTGACTACAACGCCACCGGCATAGAGAAAACGGGACTTTCCAACCTACAAACGCTCATTTCTTCGGGAATCCCCGAAAACTACAAACTCACCGACGAAGCGCTTAAGGGGATGCTCACCAACGACCCCGCGGCCATTCAGGCGCAGTTTGACCCTTTCAAGGCGCAGACTGAGCGCCAGATAGCCGAATCCAACAACGCCCTGAAACGCAATTCTGGGTTCGCTGGCAATCTCTACTCCACGAACACGATAAAGGGCCTGGGCGACATTCAGGCGCGTGGAAACGAAACCCTGACCTCCAAGTTGGCCGAATTGACCGACTCAGCCGCAAATCGCCGTTTATCAGCGGCACAGGTGGCTATCCAGTCCGCACAGGCACAAGAAAAGACCCAACTTGACCGTATTGGGGCCTCTCAACAGTATGGATCGCTCATCCGAAACCTAAACAATCAGGCCGTAGAGGCGCGGGACGCGGAGATTTTGAGACGCCGCCAAGAGTTGCAGTTGCCCATAGGCGCACTTCAAACGGTGTCCGGGCAGAACGCGACATTCGGCGTTCCTTCGATTGAAACGTCCAAACAAAGCACGATCATGGACTTGACGAACCTTGCGGCCAAGGTTGGCGGGCAGGTTGTGGGGTCGAGATCAGGCGCCGGAGCGGTTAGCACGGGCGCCGGTGCGTCTACTTACGCATAGAAAGGGGCATGACAATGGCAAGCGTTCAAGAACTCATCCTGGCCGGACAGGCCCGAAACGAAGCCCGAAAAAGCCCCCTAGTCTCACTCATTGAGAACGGGTTGGCGGGGTATCAGGAGGGCCAGGTCATGGCCCGGAATAGGTTGGACCAACAGAAGAAGGAAATTGAATTACAGCAGATGAAACAGGAGGTTGCGGCCCAAAAGGAAATGCAGGCGCAAATCAAGGCACGTCTTGCGGCTCAAAACGAAGCAAAAACAAAAAACGCCGCACGGGTGGCCGCGGGCGGTGCGCCCATCGTTGAACCCGCGCAGAAACTCAATGAGGAAATCAAACAGGATGAAAAGGGGAAGTTTTCGAGGACTTGGAAGGAAACAAATACGCCCGGAACGAAAGCGCCAGCCACATACGAAGCCGGGCTTATGGCAGAAGTTGCCGCCGGGAGAATGACGCTTGATGAGGCCGGAAGGCGTAAGGCGGCGCAGGCCCAGGGGACGCCCGACAAGTCAATGGCGCGGGCAATCACAAAGGCGAAAGTTGACCTTGCGACCACACGTCCTATGGTGGCGGCTGTCGTGTCTGAGATTGACCGTGTGGAAA